GTACTCTACACAGAGTAGCACAACCCTGACACAAGACGCAGATCGTGGTGCATCTACTGACTTGATTGCACAAAACTTAGATACTTTTTCAGCATCCACAGTAAGCACAGTATACTACGATGACATTACAGATGGCTCTGCTGTTACTGGTATTACTATTACTCGTTACGGTTCAGTACTACATATTCAGTCTACAGATAGCACAGACTTTCAGGTAGAGGTAGGTGACTCCCATGGTGGAGAGCATCTACTCGTATTTAAAAACGAAACACTTGACTTTAAGAAACTACCAGTAGAAGCTGCTGAAGATTTTATCATTAAGATTATTGGTGATAACGAGAAGGCACAGGACGACTACTATGTAAAGTACACTGGTGGTGTCTGGAAAGAAACAGTACAACCAAACATCTTACTAGACTTAGATGCCTCTACGATGTTTCATAAGTTAATTAAGAATCCAGATGGTTCATTTACTTTTGATGAAGCAGTGTTTGCTGACCGATCAGTAGGTGATGATAACACAAACAGTTATCCATCATTTGTTGACTATACACTATCAGACATCTTCTTCCATCGTAATAGACTAGGCGTACTAGCAGATGAGAATATCATCTTTGCTCGTGCTGGGGAGTTCTTAGAGTTTGACTTTTTCCGTAAGACAACACTAACTATTGTAGACAGTGACCCTATTGACGTTGCAGTCTCATCTAATAAAGTTAGTCTACTAAAACACGCTGTACCATTTAACGAGAGCCTACTGCTCTTCTCAGACTTAACACAGTTTAAGGTAACAGCAGAACCCCTCCTAACTCCTGAGACTATCAACGTGGCTAACACCACAGAGTTTGAAGCCTCCCTAAGAGCAAAGCCAGCACAGGCTGGTAAGTATGTTTACTTTGCCTCTAGGCGTGGTGCTTGGTCTGGTGTGTGGGAATACTTTGTAGACACTGATACTGACGTTAATGATGCTAGTGAAATCACTGCACACGTACCTGAGTATCTTAATGGTGAGATAAAGAGTATTCAAGCATCCTCTATTGAGGATATGCTGCTTGTACAGACTGACAATGATAGTCAGGCTATCTATGTATATAGATACTACTGGTCAGGCCGTGAGAAGCTTCAGGCTGCTTGGTCACGCTGGGTATTTGATGGAGATGTCATAGGGTTCTCGTTTAACCGTGCTGATATTGACATACTAATTAAGAGGGGTACTAATCTCTTTCTAGAAAGAATTAACCTCTCAGTAGACAATGCTACGCTATACACTGATGGTAGCTTTTCTGTTCACTTAGACAGACGAGTAAAGCTAGAATCAGGTGGTACTACAACTGTACCATATACTGATGCTGCTACTATCTATGTAGACAAGCGTGGCAAGATAATTCAAGTAGGTGATGTAGCTGCATTGCTTACTGCTGGTGAAGTAGTCTATACTGGTATACCATTTACATTTAAGTACCAGTTCTCTGAACCAGTAATCAAACAGGATAATAAACCCATAACAACAGGTGTGCTGCACATACGCAACTATGCAGTCACCTACAGTAGTACAGGATTCTTTAAGGTTACTATACAACCACTACAACGTACAGCTTACGAGCGAACCTTTACAGGACGTATTGTTGGTGGTGTAGCTAACCTCCTAAATAAAGCTGCTATTGACTCAGGTACTTACCGCTTTGGTGTGGTAGGACATTCAGATGAAACAACAATTACTCTAGAAAGTAATAGTCATCTACCGTGTGTGTTCCAGTCAGCAGAATGGGAAGGGTTCTTTGTACTTCGTTCTAGGAGAATGTAATGCAAGGTCATGTGAGAAAGAGTACTCAAGAAGATGTAGACTATCTAGCAACCAACCTGAGGAGAGAGGATGCTATTGAAGTACTCTCCTCGCATGGCAACATTAAAGAAGCACTACAGATAGGCTTTGACGAGTCAGAAGACTGTAGTACTATTATTGTCTCCGATACAGGAGAGATTGCTGGAATGTATGGTATAGCTAGGTATGACGAAATGATGGGTGTACCGTGGCTTCTTACAGCACCTCCAATAGAAAAGATTTGGCTACCCTTCCTAAGAAGGTCTCGTGTGTGGGTAGAGCATATGAATAGTAAGTACCCTATTCTCGTTAATGCTTGTGATGCAGACTATACTAAGGCTATCAACTGGCTTAGGTTTGTAGGCTTTACATTTATAAAAAAGCATGATAAATGGGGTGTAGATGATAGACCCTTTTTAGAATTTGTAAGGATAAAAGATGTGTGACCCAATGACCATTTTGGCTGTGGCTAGCAAAGGCGTAGAGTTTATGGAAGCTAGTCAACAGGCTGATAGAGACCAAGCACGATACGATCAAAACAGAATAGCGGCAGCACAAGCAAGAGACTTGAAGATACAGTCTCTTAATCAGAGGGCTATTCAGGAATCTGAGGCTGCTGGTGAGGCTAAACAAAAGCAAGCTATAGAAGCACTACAGTTACGTGAACGTGCTGCAGTAGCTGCTGGTGAGGCTGGTGTTAGTGGTTCTTCTGTTGATAACTTGCTCAACGAATACACTGCTCAACGATTACGTGGTGTTACCACAATTAATAGAAACCTTGAGAACATTGAGAAACAAATAGAATTACAAAAGATGGGGGCTTCTGCGGAAGCTGAAGCTAGAATTAATTCTTTACCTCAGGGTGTACAACCTAGTTTCCTAGCTGCGGCTGTGGGGGCTGGTGCTAGTGGTTATGCTACATATAAAGCATATGATGTAAAACAACCAGCTAAGTATGAATCTGTGTTTGGTACGCCAACTATTGTAGATAGCGAACCGCTTTTGTATTAAGGAGATACTAATGGCACAACGTAGAGTACCTGTAGAGCGTATGCGTACGACTACATCACTACAAGCTGTGGCTAGTCCTGTTGAGACATACGTACGTCCAGCAGAGATACAGACTAATAACGAGCTTGCTAACTTTGTTAATGCTATTACTCCTGCTATGAAGACCTTGGCTGATCTTAAAAGACAGGAACAACTAAAGTTACAAAGAGAAGCAGAACAAGGGATTGCTGCTGCTCGTGCCTTTGACGCTGAACTAGGTGCAAGAAAAGCTTTAGCAGCGGCCTTTGATGACTTTGCTGACCCTGCAAATTATAATGAATACTTAGAAATGACTACTGAGCAAGTCAGGGATAGACGTGCTGAAATCATGCAGCCGTTTATAGAAAAGGTGGCTCAGTCAGGTGATGAAAAACTTGTACAGGCTTTTCAACAAGACCTTGAGTTAGGTAATCTTACCTTTTTTACACAAGCTTTTAATCCTAAGCAACGTGAGTATCAACTAAATAACAAGTTAGATGAGGTATTTACGGAAGCTCTTGCTCTTGAAAATAGACAGATGGTATTACCTAATCTAGATACTAATCAGTTTGCAGTACAGGCTTCTATTCCTGAGTTACAACAGAAAGCTCGTGATGATGCAACAGACGAACTCTTCTCTAAGTTTCAGGCTGCATATGGTATTCCTGGGGATAGAATTAATTCCTATGCTATAGGAATAGCTAAGAATACTGTTAGCGATACTGGACGTAATAACATCTACAGGTGGTTAGATAGAAATCAACAACTAGGCGTAGCCAAGTATTCAGGAGATGTTGCAATCATTGAAAACGCTCTTGATAGGCGTGATAAGGACATAGCTGCTGCACAAGAACCACTATACTTTCAACAACAAGTAATGACTAATGTTGAGAAGTATATGGAAACTGGTGTCTGGTCTGATCTAGGAATTAAACAACAAATACTAGGGCCAGCAGGGGGTAAGTTTACTCCGACAGAAAAAGATATTGTAGCTGCTTATGAAGGAATTGCTAGTCGTGATGGTATTGATAGAATAGACCAAATGAACTGGTTTAGAAATGCTAATCTTATTCCTTCTATTAATCGTAATGCTATCATGAGTGGTAAAAACGCTTGGGCATCTGGTGATTTAAGTGATCCTACTTCTCCAAAGGCTAAAAACGCAATAGCTGCATTTAGTGCAGTAGAAGAACTCATGGCGTATAATATTGATATACCTACAGACCTTCTATCTGAAAACCTAAAGAAAAGGTTTGATGTTATCAGTGTTCTTAATCGTGATGCTGGTGAAGGTGCAGATATTTTAGATAATATTCGCATGGCACAACAAGCTAACTTTGAATTAGCTGCTCCACAATCAAAACTTGAAGAAGGTGCAAAAAGTTACTTAAACGAGTTTAGCCCATTATCTACAGACCATAGTGAAGCTGCTAATGGTAGGGGTAATGTAGCTGAAGTAGCTAGAATAGCTGGTATCTTTATGCAGTTAAATTATGAGCAAGACGATGCCCTAGCTAAAGCATATGAGGTATTTTCAAAGGATCACGTTATTCATACTATGGCAAATGGGACAAAGATGTCTCTTAAACAGTTGAATACAGACCCTAATGTAACAGTTCCTTTAGTAGAAACTGTAGATACTATTAGTAAGCTTTTAAGTGAAGATACTGAATTACAAAACTACTTAAAGTTTAACTATGCAGCAGCAGATGATGGTGATTTAGCTTTTGGTTTTACTAATGATCCGCTTAATCGTAATGCCCTAAGACTAAATGTTTACGATAGTAATGGATTTATGGTAGGAAATATTATGTCTGTTAGTAAGAAACAGTTACAAACTGATCCAAACTTCGTAATTAACTTCATGGCTCAGACTAAGACACGAGCAAGAGATGATGGGCTAGACCTTACGCAAGCTCCTACTGTTGACCAGTCTATTCTTGACTACGAAGCACAAGTATCACAGATGACTGAACAAGAGCGTAGAGCAGAAGCAAGGATGCAAGCGGCAAGACTTGGCGAAGCTGTGCCAGAACTTATTACTGAGTTTTTCCCTCCAGTTGAACCAACTGTAGAAGAGGTACAGCCAGAGGCTGCTCCTGTTCAGGATGAGATGTTATCTCCTGAGGATATGATGACAGAGACTACCGATACTACTGATAGTCTTCTTAGCATTATTGGAAAAGCTTTTACTGGTGAACAAGACTTTGCTAAAGACCCACAAGAAGTAATATCAAACATTCAAAGAGCCTTACCTACGATAGCTCAGTCATCAGAGGGTGTAGGTACATTCTTTGAAGAGTCTTATAAAGAGACTAAGAAAAAATATTCTAACTTAGGGGCTATCAAAGAAGCTAAAAGAATACTTGCAGATTCTCCTGAAATCATAGAACAACTTGGTTTAAGTGAAAAAGGTTTATTTGGCCCTGCTATATCAGGACGAGGTATTACAGTTAAACAACAAGCAGAGATTGCAAGGAGTGTTATTGCAGTGGCAAACGCATCTGAAAAACAATATGACTTAGAAACAGAGGCAGACTTATCAGAGGCTTTAGATTTAGCGGCTACTCAAAAAGATGTTAGTGCTGATGATATTTTAAATAAGGTAATTAAACCTATTGCTTATCATGAATCTGACGGAACAATGGATGCTAACATTGAACAGTATGGTGGTGGCCCTGCTCGTGGTCTAATGCAGTTTGAACCTGACCGATTTGAAACTGCTGTCAACAGAGCTAAGAACTATTTCGCAAGAATAGGACAACCAGTCCCAGAATGGATTATGAATATTCAAGAGGGTTCTGAGGCTACTGATTTGTCAGGTAATCAGCAGATGGCCTTGGCTGTTTATGATTTATTAGAACATCCTACTGCTGACATAGCTAAAGTTGTTAATGGTGAAGAACAGATATGGGACTTCTGGGCTAAGAACTGGTGGGCTGGAGACTCTAAGGATAGAGTTACTCGTATTAGGTCTTTCCAGAAAAGCTTAGAAGAGTATCAAAAAACTTTTGAATAAGGAAATAAACTATGGCTGATTCAGCACAAGATATACTGAAGGGTTTAGGATTTGAGACAGGCGAGAGTGCTTATCCTGTAACCCAAACAGTAAGTGAAAGTACTCTTGTTAACGCCCAGCGTGAAGCAGCAGCTAAACAACAGGGTGGCTTCCTGTCTAGCCTACCTGTTGCAGCAGCAGAAGACTGGATTATTCCTTCTATTGTTGAAAACATGGATAGGTTTCGTTCTTATGATGGTCAGCCAGTAGACAAGTTTACTCCTGAATTACTTGAACAACTTACAGGTGGTCTAACTAGTAATGATGCCATTGGTGAGGTGCTAGATGAAGCCCTCACTGTTGGTGTTGAAAGTGCGTTGACTTTAAAGGATACTCATTTAAGAACAGAAGCTAGAAGAACAGAACTACAAGAAGCAGGATGGGGTGGTACTTTTGCTACCTTTGCTGCTAATATGTTTGACCCTGTAGAGTGGGCTGCTATTGGGGCTACAACGGCTGCTGTATCAGCTCTAAGTGGCCCAGCATCAGTAGTTACAGGCCCTGTGACAGCAACAGCAGGAGCAGCTTACAAGGCCAAGAAAGCCTATAGTAAGGCTCGTGCCTTTGCTGCTGGTGCTAGTGTATCTGCTGCTGAACTTGCAGCCTTTGAAAGCATCAGGGCTGGTTTAAAGTATGACATTGATGCAAACGATGTTCTTATAACTATGGGCTTTGGTGCTGGACTGGGTGGTGGTATTAACACTGCCACTACAGCTTTTGTTAAAAGAGCTAATGTAGCTAAACTAGCTAAGATTTTAGAAGAGGGTGGAGAGTTAACTCCTGCTCAGAGGCTATTCTACGAAGCTAATAACGTAGAAGCAGTAGCTGAAAGACTTATTGAAAGAGAACTAGCCACAGAGCAGTTTATAGAATCTATTGATTCAACAGATACAGCAAAGGCTTTAGGTGAAGTTGATGATGTTAGGGTAGTTACTCCTGCTGCTAAAGTTAGTCAAGCAGAAGCAGAGGCTATTCCTGAGATTGCAGGATGGACTTTGTTTGGATTGCGTGACCTTATTAGTACTGGTTATCGTTCTGCTAAGTCAGAGGTAGCTCGTATTCGACTAGGCTCAAGACTCTTAGGAATGAATAGTGTAGGCTACAAGGGTGGTAAACTAGAAGCTGAGGACTCAGCATCAGAAATAGCCGAACGTATTCAGGGACAGAATAGAGTACCCTTTTCTTATGTGTTACATCCTAATCAACGTAAGTGGAAAAAACGTACTGGTGGTAGTATAGCAGATTTTAATACACTAGTTTCTAGATATGCTCGTGGTATTATTACGGATGTTGACCCAGAAGTTAAAGTAGTCGGTGACTTGTTAAAGAAACAAGAACGTGCCTTGGCTGAGATGGCTATTAAATATGATGTGGCTGGTTTCACTCCTGTTATGCTAGACCGTCATGCTAACTATCTTGCTCGTATCTTTAATGACCAAAGAATTAGAGACATACGTGCTAAGTTAGGCGACACAGCAGACGAACAGATTGCAGAATTAGTAGAAGCAGCTATTCGTAAAGGTCAACCAGATATTATCGAAGACCTTGCAAAAAGTATAGCAAGAAAAGCAGCCAAAACTAAACAAAAAGGCGCACGTTCTGTTAAGTCAATAGAAGAAGAAGCAGAAGCTTTACTTAAAAGAATGGCTAGAGGGTACACAAAAAGTATTACTGACCCTAAACTTGGTAAGAATGGTGGCCCTGCTTCGGTAAATGAGATGACCCTAGAAGACCTCATAGATGTTATGAAGGTTGAGTTTAGAGATCAACTAGATGACTCTGATATTGAAGACTTAATAGGACAGTTGACTAAAGCAGGAAAGACAAAGGGACACAAGCGTTCTCGTCCTCGTGTTGTGCTTGATGAAAGTGCCTCTATTAGAGTAACAAGAGCAGATGGAGAAGTAGAAGACTTACACTTCTATGAGTTACTAGAAGAAGACGCAGAACAACTACACAACTCTTACATCTTTCAAATGTCTGGTGCTATTGGTTTAGCTCGAAAGGGCATCAATACTAATCAAAAGGGTTCTAGTTGGGAAGAGTTTTTAGACTCTATCAACAAAGAAGTAAAGGCTAAAAACCTTGACCCTGATAAAGCTCAAAGAGAAATAAGAGCATTGGAGTTTATGTATGATGGTATCACAGGAAGACTAGCTCATCGTTCAGAAGTATCAAACAGGTTCAGAGAGTTTAATATTGGTGTACGTGCTTTTAGCTTTGCTGTTAACATGGGTATGTCAGGTATGTCAGCGTTAATGGAAATATCTAACGCTCTCTTTGAATACTCATTAACAACTCTTCTTCGTACAATGCCAGCCTACAACCAACTATACAAGAAAGCTTCTAAGGGACAGCTTGAAGATGGTTTAATGAAAGAACTTATTGAAGGTCTTGGAGTTGGTGGCGAAGTTCAACTAGGTAAGTATAACAAGGCTACTCGTTATGAGGGTAGTAATGTTGAAGGTTACATAGGCCCTGAACAACACTGGGCTGGTAAAGCAGCCTTAAAAGCTCAACAGTTTGTATCTTACTGGTCTGGACTAAATGGTGTAACACAGACCCTTCGTAGAATGTCTATGCTTAATTACTCTACTCAGTGGGTGCGTTCTGCTAAGAAGGGTGGTATGCCTTTCTCTGATATTAAGTTAAAGCAGTTAGGTATAACAAATGAGATGGCTGATAAGATTAAGAACGCTATCAATAAGAACGCTACATTTAAGGGTACAACACTAGATAGATTAAATCTAGAAAAGTGGCCTGAAGATGCACGAGAAGCTTTTCAAGCGTCAGGTTTTAAGGAAGCAAGACAGAGTGTTCAGGAGATGAACATTGCTTCTACTAACGGCTTTCTTAGAAGCGAGTTAGGTAAAACCCTGTTTCAGTTCCTTAGTTTTCCCTTAGCATCTCTAGAACAACAAGCAATGCGTCTTGGTGTTAGGGCTATAAAGGGTGATATTGCTGCTACTAAAGTTATGATTTCAGCAGTGTTCATGGGAAGTCTAATGTACATGGCTCGTGTCCAACTTAATGCAGCAGGACGAAGCGATGCTGATGAGTACATACAGGAACGTATGAAGTTTGGTAACTTTGCTCAGGGAGCTTTAAGTCAGATTGGTGCAGCATCTATGTTTGGGTATCTCTATCAGCTTTCTACAGGCGCAATGGATGGAAATACTTATGCAATGACTCCTCCAGCAGTTTCAATAGCTCAGTCAGGCTTACAGGCTTTGACAGCATATAACAACGGTGAGATTACTGAAGCAGAGTATAGACGTATACTACGTTTAGCTCCTGCACAATCTCTTTATGGTATTAGACAGGGTATTAACTATCTAGCAAACGAATTAGGTAATTAAAGGATAAACGATGGCCTTTTCATATTATGACTATACAGGGGATGGTGTAACAGATACGTTCACCATTACCTTTACATACCAAAGCACTGCGGAAATCAGTGTTACTGTGGATGGTGTGGCTGAAACAGGCCTCACTTTTCCTTCTACAACTACGGTGCAGTTAACATCTGCTCCTGCTTCTGATGCTCTTGTACGAGTACGCAGAACAACAAACCTTAATGCACGTTCAGTGGACTTTGCGTCTGGCTCAGTGTTGACTGAAGAAGACTTGGATAACTCTAACATTCAGGTCTTCCACGGCTCTCAGGAAGCTGTGGATTATGCTTTGGATTCGATTGCAAAAGATGCTACTGGTGTCTTTGATGCTGAATCAACACGCATTAAAAACGTAGCTGATCCTACAGCAACACAAGACGCAGTAACCAAGAACTATCTTGAAAACACTTGGCTAACTACTGCTGACAAAGCACAGCTTAACTCTCTTGATACTGACAACTTGGATACAGTAGCAAACGATATTACAAACGTAAATACTGTTGCTACAAATATTGCTAATGTCAATACTGTCGCAGGGAATAACGCTAACGTAACAACTGTCGCAACTGACATTGCTAACGTCAATACTGTTGCAGCAGACCTTAACGAACCTGTATCAGAGATTGACACAGTAGCAAACAATATCACTAACGTCAATACTGTTGGTGGTATCTCTACTGACGTTACAACAGTCGCTGGTATTTCTAGTGACGTAACAGCAGTAGCAGCAGACGCAACCGACATTGGTACTGTGTCCACTAATATTGCTAACGTAAATACTGTTGCTGGTATCTCCTCTGATGTAACCACAGTTTCAGGGATTAACGCTGCTGTGTCTTCAGTAGCTGCTGATGCTACGGACATTGGAACAGTATCCTCTAACATTGCTAACGTAAACACTGTCGCTGGTATTTCAGCAGACGTTACAACGGTAGCAGCAGATAGTACTGATATTGGTACTGTTGCAACCAACATTACTAATGTAAACACTGTTGCAGGGATTAGCGGTAACGTAACAACGGTTGCTGGTATCTCAGCAGATGTTACAGCAGTCGCAGGTATCTCTGGTGACATCCAAGATGTTCAAGATCAGCTTACAGCTATTCAAGCAGTAGCAGATGACTTGCAGGAAGTTACCTCTGAGATTGATACAGTAGCAGCATCTATCGCTAACGTAGACGCAGTGGGTGGTTCTATTGCTAACGTAAATACTGTAGCAACCAACGTAGCCAACGTGAACACTGTTGCAGGTATCTCAAGCAACGTAACAACTGTTGCAGGTGTGGCTGCTGATGTCTCTACTGTAGCAGGTATTAGTGCTAACGTCACTACCGTTGCCAACAACGTGGCAGGTGTTAATAGTTTTGCAGAACGCTATCGTGTGGATTCCTCTGACCCTACTACGTCACTTGACGAAGGGGATTTGGCGTACAATACCACAGACAATGCACTCAAGTATTACAACGGCACGTCTTGGGCATCCATCACTGCTGGTCTTACTGACATTGTTGGCGATGCCACACCCCAGCTTGGCGGCAACCTTGACTTGAATAATTCCGACATTACTGGCACTGGCAATATTAACACATCTGGCAGTCTTGAGGTTGATGGTGCTGTTGTATTTAATCAATCTGGTGCTGATGTAGATTTCCGTGTCGAAAGTGACGGTAACCCAAATATGCTTCGGGTTGATGCTGGCAACAACAGAGTTGGAATTGGTGTAGGTTTGCCAACAACATCATTGGATGTGGCAGGTACAGTCACAATGCTGGGTGCTGATGTAAATGGTGACGGTGACATCTCTGGCAACCTGATTGTAGGCGGCACAGTGACGGCTGATGGGCTGACGGTTGACACAGCAGATGGAAGCCTGACTGTTTCTTCTGGCTTTGAAATTAATTTAGACCGAAACGGCACAAACTATATTCGGGCTAGCAACGCTTCTGGGGGAATAAGATTAGGCTCTGGTTCGGCTTATAATCGTTTGGATGTTGCGTCCAGTGGTGACATTTCTTTTTACGCGGCTGACCAAGTGACGCAAGGCTTGTTCTGGGACGCCTCCACACAGCGATTAGGGCTGGGGACGACTTCGCCTAGTCAAAGATTAGAAGTTAGTGGTGTTGTTCAAGCTAGCTCTGGGTTTGTACTTGATGACACCAACCTACATTATTTATATAATGTTGGTGCAGGACAAATTGGTATTAGGTTTAATGATGGTGCAACAGCCTTAGGCTATATGTGGCTTAAAGACTTTGGAAGCTCAACTAGAGGCATAGGTGTATCTTCTGGTCATCTTGCATTTGCAACAGCCGACACAGAACGCCTCCGCATCGACAGCAGTGGCAATTTGCTGGTGGGTCGGACAAGTGTTGGAACAACTGGAACTGGGCATAGCATAAGAGGTGCTGATAGTGCTGTTTTTGTTCGTTCTGGGGGTGAATCTATTATTGCCGCAAGAAATACGTCTGATGGTCAGATTATTCGATTTGACAAAGACGGCACAACGGTCGGGTCGATTGCTTCTAGGGCAGGTGTTGTCACCAGCGTTATTTTGAACCCTGCAAGTGGTACAGGAGCTGGAATTTCAGGCGGGACAAGTGCGGTTGTACCAGCAGATGAATCAACCATCAGGGATAATGAAATCAGTTTGGGTGTAAGCACTCACCGCTTCAAAGACCTCTACCTATCCGGCGGTGTCTACTTGGGTGGCACAGGTTCAGCGAATTATCTGGATGATTATGAAGAAGGCACGTTTACGCCTTCTCTTGGAGGTTCACCTAGCGCACCAACGGTAAGTTTCAGCTCTCAACAGGGTTGGTATAGAAAAGTAGGTAATGTTGTTCACTTTATCATAGATGTAACAATTTCATCTATATCAGGTGGAAGCGGTGGCGCAACATTTACAGGTTTGCCATTTACGTCAGCTACCTTTGCAAATGGCGGTTATGGGATGATTGGTATAAGATATGGTGCTTCCCCTGCAATCACCTATACAAAACGTATTTACGGCGATTCAAGTTTTGTAAACGCAAATGACGCAACTTTGTATTTGTATGGCACAACTTCTACTGGAACCGAGATTCAAATTCTGGTGAGCGATATTAGCACAGGTAGGATTTATATATACGGCACTTATTTCGCGGCATAACCCACTGCATAGCTTTGGGTCGGACAGTCCAACCATCAAAGGAGATAAACAGATGGCATTAACAGAAGAAACAATCCAAGACAAAATCGAAATCGTAGGCGACTACAAACACATTCAAGTACGAACCGCAACAGTCATCAAGCGTGATGGCGTTGAGATTAGCCGTAGCTTTTCACGGCACGTTGTAGCACCTAACGCTGATATCAGTGGTGAAAGCGCAGAGGTACAGGCTATCTGTGCGGCTGTACATACACAAGAAGTTAAAGACGCATACGCGGCACATCTGGCAGAACAGGAGTAAATGATGGCAACCTACACTTGGGATTTCCCACAAATCGACACAGCCCCAACAGAGGGTGACTTAACAGACGTAGCGAAAGCTATTCACTGGCGGCTAACGGCAACGCACGACACAGCCACGAACGCAGAAGGCCAGCCGCTTTCTGTCAGCGCATATGGCAGTGCTGGTGTTGGCGAGGCCAATGCCGACAGCTTCACAGCGTTTGACAGCCTGACCAAAGAACAGGTGAAGGGTTGGGTGCTGGCAAGTCTGGACAAGACTGAAGAAGAGTTACAGGCGATGCTTGACCAACAGTTAGACAATCTTATCACACCGCCAATCGTAGGCAAAACTCCAGCAGGGTGGTAACATAGATGAGTACACAGTCACAACTAGATAATCATGAGGCACTCTGTCTAGAGCGTTACAAGGGTATCACAGAGAAACTAGAAGGTTTAGAAAAACGTATGTGGAGGTTAGAGGCTATGATTATGGGTTCTACCTTCGCTATGGTTGCACTAGCTGCTATGTTGTTTTCTAAAGTCATGTAATGTTTCAGGCTATGATACTGGTGTGTAGTATGCTGCCCAATGCAGAACCACCCTGCGTAGAGCTTCAGGACAAGAGAGGCCTACTTAGAACAGAACAACTGTGTGAACAACGGCTGGAAGAAATGAAGGCCGTTATTCCACAGATGTTTTACCCACCCTACGTTGTAGGAGCTAAGTGTGAGAAAATAGGAGAGCATTTATGATTACTGCTCTAATACCACAACTACTACCACTTATTAGTAGTGTGATAGACAAGACTATTCCAGATGAGAATGGTAAGGCAAAGGCTCTACAGGACATAGAAAAAACCCTGATAGACAACGCTAGTAATATTAACCTAGCTCAGATAGCCACAAACCAGACAGAAGCAAAACACAAGAATATCTTTGTTGCTGGCTGGAGACCTGCTATTGGCTGGTCATGTGCGCTGGGTATCTTCTGGTTATTTATTGGTGCTAACTTTGCACAGTGGGGTATGAACATGGCAGGGATAGAGGGAGAAGTTCCTACTGTTCCGTCTGACGTACTTCTTGAATTAACCTTTGCAATGCTTGGCATGGCAGGACTTAGAACTTTTGAAAAGATAAAGGGTGTTAGTAAGTGAGTACGCATATCTTTAATATGTTTAATCAGACTACTGCTGAACAGGCGGCTAAGAACCGTGGAGAAAAGATAGATGACACAAAAACAACTGATGGACACCCTACACGAGGAAGTGACGAAAGAGTTACTCCTACGAGTGAGGAGTGGAGAAGCGACAGCAAGTGAACTATCAGTAGCTGTTAAGTTTCTCAAGGACAATGGTGCTAGTCTTGATGTAATCATGGCTGAGTCACCTATGGCTAACCTACTGGAGAGCCTACCATTTGATAGCACGGAGGCAATGCAATGACAGTAGCACACAACGCAAGTCTTAAACACATAACAGTAACTCTAACTGGTGGTAACTGGACTAAGGTATTAGACGAAGACCATACTCGTACCTATCTTATGATACAAAACAACGAAGATGCTCATCAGATTACTGTAGGTTTTGGTACAAATACAGTAGCACCTACTACTGGTTTTCTTATTGATGGTGCAACGTCTAACCACAAGACAACAGAAGTAACCTTTGAGTTTGGTGTAGCTCCTATTAACGCTATATGGGCTAAGACTGTTGACACACATGACCACCCTATTCACGTAGTATATGATGACTAATATACCTGAAGCCTTAAAAGACTTTAGAAACTTCACATACCTTGTATGGCAACATTTAGGACTCCCAGAGCCAACACCTATTCAGTACGACATAGCACACTACCTACAGCACTCACCGAAGCGTTGCATCATTGAAGCCTTTCGTGGGGTAGGTAAGAGCTACATTACAGCAGCCTATGTCGTACACCAACTCCTCCTAGACCCCCAGCTAAAGTTTATGGTGGTGTCTGCTAGTAAGGCTAGGGCTGATGACTTCTCTACATTTACACAGAGGATTATCACAGAGCTA